CTTCCATCGTTCGCCCGGTTGCCGCCGCAACAACCGCAGAAGCCTTCAATAGTTCCTCTGTTCGCTGCGTTGTTTCTGCTGTATCGCGCGAAAAACCGCTAATTAGGTTAGAGTAAATCGCCCCATACTTGGCGATTTCCAGCCGGCTCATACCAAAGGCTGCGGCGTTTTCATCAGCCCATTTACGAAAGGCCCCTGCGCTACTCCCCATCGTTCGATTGATCTGTGTGATTGCCGCTTCAAACTGCATGGCATCACTTGTCGCGCTTTTGATTGCTGCGCCAATACCGATAGTTCCTAATGTAGCGACTAAACCTTTTACAGCTTTATTTACGCCAGCCTTGAAGTCTGCAAGGTCTTTCTGGGCTTTCTGCATTTCCCTTCGCATGGCCGAAAAATCCGCGCCCGCTCGAACCATGAGGTTCTTTACTACCGCCATCCATTCACCCCCTTTATGTAGCAAAAAAAAGACCGGCTATTTGCCGATCTCTCGTTTCACTTCTTTGCCGCCCATAGCGGCGTTTAGCTGTCTTACCATGCGTAATAACTGCTCGTCTGTCTTAGCTGTATGTGATCTGTTGCTATCCATCTCATTAAGTATGCTCTTAAGACTTGGCATTTTCTTGACTCGGCCCCAATATGCCGTCAAATAAGACAGCGTCAATCCTTGTTTTTCTTCGCGTTGTAGTTGCTCATTGTAGGCTTGGATGTGTAAATTTAATTCGTGCGGTGTAATCTCGTTGTAATAATCAATGCTCAATCCAATCCGTAAAGCCGCTTTTTTGGATTCTTCCCAATCGAATTTGCCGGAACTTACTCCGGCTTCGGCTGGTTTCCCTCCGTCTGTCCAAACGATCCCATAGCCTTATTAAAGGCTTCGGTCATTTTTTCAATGATATGACCAAAGGATGGAGCTTGGTCTAGCAAGTCTTCCATATCCTCAAGTCGCAATTCCTCGTTATTAGCCTTGGCGTCTGAGAGCAGTCCACAATATAGATACTTTTCAAGTTCAACGAGGTCAAGCTTTTCTAGGTCTACATCCTCGATATCCATACCTGTCATAGCCAGCAGCACTTTTAAGGCTTTATGCCCATAACGCAACTCGCGCGGTCTGTCAAGCTGAATAATTACAATGTCATTTCTCGATTCGCTTGCCATGTTTAACCTCCTAATAAGTAAGCCGGAGCAACCGCCCCGGCAGTTTACGGTGATGTAATTTCTAGTGTTGGTTTACCCGATACTTTGATCGTGATTTCAAAGCTGATTGCATCTTCCAATTCGGCGGAAGTACTATAAGCCGTTACAACGCCTTTGAATTTCCAACTTGCGCCCATCGCTACTGGAAATGCGATTTCGAAATCTTCTGTTGTACTAGCTTCAAGCGCGTCGTAAACAGCAGCTTGTCCTTCGTCTTGCGGGTCGAAGAAACCAGATGCAGAAACTTCGCCGCCATCTTTAAAGCTACCGATAAATTCCCGGTATTCACCGTCAGAATCCAATGTTGTAACGTCGATTGTCTCCTGAGACATGGAAGGAGACGAAATAGATGTAAGCTGACCGATAGCCACAGCATTTGCGCCTGTACCGATCTTCAGCTTTGTTCCTAACGAACGTTGTGCTGGCATGAGATCACCTCTTAATAATAAGTTGTAAAGCTGATTACACAGCGGTATAAATCCACTTCGTGTTCGTATAATTCCGTTGGTTCCTCGTACACCATTTCGTTAATGTACGGGCCGTTATCGCCAATCTGGCGCTGGTTCATGCTGATAAGTAAATCAATTACTTTTCTTGTTACTTGCTTCATGATGGAGTACTTTGGCGCGATTACATTGATCTCGCCTTGTACTGCCCGATTTGATAAATAACCGTCCGTGATGGTGTTCGTCCTTACCCCCTCGCTAGATCCGTAGAGGATGTAGGGGCTTGTGGTCTTTTCTGGGGCATTGAGAGGGTAAACACGATTTTGGACATCGGTAATAGTTTTTAGTTCCATCGTCAATGCGGCTTCAAAATCCATTGGATCACCCTCTCATTACCTTTTCAACCGTCTTTTTGGCTGTGTCAAGCACCTTTTGTTCTATCTGTTTGGCGTTGTCCGTCAATGAGTCACGCAAAAAGTGATATCCAGGTATATAACTACCGTCAGGTGCGATAAAACCATATTCCTGTGATGCCGGGTAGTAATAACGCTTGCCGTCTAACGTTTCCTTGACGAAAATGTCATTCTTCGCCGGATCCATCATCACGTCATAAACGGCTTTTCCTACCTTCACCCTACGTTCACGCTTGAGTATGATTCCATCTCTTAATGCTCCGGTATCGACAGGCGCTTTGGCTTTGGCTGCTTTTAAAGCGATTGAAGCGCCAGCTCTGGCTGACTTTGTGGCTACGGTCTGAGGTACTTTCCCAAGTTGCTTAAACATTCTTTCAAGTTCCTTCATACCTTCAATTTCAGAACGCTTAGCCATTATTGCCGCTCTAGATTAACCCGCAAACCCGTGATTCTGTTCCATGTCTTTCCGATTCTCCATTTAAACGCCAGATTAACGATGATATTGGCAATCTTTTCGGCGGTGGGGATCGAAATAATCCGAAACACGGCAAGGGAGATCACAGTTTTAAAGGCGGGCTTCCACCACCACGAATATTTGAAATGCATTTTGATTTTCATGTCACTGTCTCTCCTTACACATCAGTTGGAGTTCCGTTTTAGCAAAGTCAGGATGGATGATGTACAGGATTTCAAACTCAATTTCGCCGTACTTTGCGATCATTGTGCGATCAATTCCATCCCGATAACGAATGCGTATCCTCGTTGTGACATCGGCTTGCTCTTGCTTTGCAATGTATCTGTCCTGACCCCTTAGCGGCTCTATTGCCGCCCAAACGTCACAAACTTTGATTGGCCCATCTAATGGTTCGCCGTATTCGTCTGTTTCGTCGGGATCGACTGGCCTATAAATGCCAATCCGTTTATCCATCCGGTTAACAAGCAATTTATTTGCCATAGGATTCACTCCGTTTCCACCGGAGTATAGGCGTTTTGTAACTGCGTCATAATGGATTGGATCGTAAATCTTACCTTGTCGCTTGGTTGTTGACCGATTAAATCACGGTTTTCGTACCAGTCTGCACAAAGTACAAGGCAGTAGAGTTTAGCAAGCTGATTTGTGTCGTCAAACTCAACTTCTACCGCGTTGTGTAAGTACGTTTCGGCAGCTCCCGCAAGCGTTTGAATTAATGTGTCTTCATCCTCTCCATCTACACGCAGCCATGTCTTTGTTTCTTCAAGCGTCAGGATCGCCATCGGTATCTGCGCCCCTCTTTCTGCGCTTGGTTTTCTTCGTTTCCGATAATGGGATGATCGTTTCTCCCTCTTCTACCGTTTCGATATTGCTGTCTGGAACAACTCCTGCCGGTTCAAAAGATTGGTCTTCCAAGTATCCCTGCGAAACCAGGTATTTCACGCGCTCTTTATTGGTTTCTGGATAATCGTCGCCAACGTTATAACGTTTGAAATTTTCAAATCGCTCCCTAAAGACTTTAATAACTTTCGCCACAGTATCACCTCAACATTAAAGAGGCCGATTTCTCGGCCTCTCAAATTACGGCGTATCGCTGATATCAAGTTGTCCAAATACAGCGGCGCTCGTGTCCCACTTAACGTAGTCGTCACGCATAATCGTGCGTAGTTCCGTAGTATCACGTCTCCATGCGTCTCCACCCTCGCGAGTAGATGCGAGTTCGAAGAATTTGCGGTTAAACAGCACCATGAACTGCTTGAGATTACCGATAATCAACGGTGCCAATGCATTACCCGTGTCGCTCGGCAGATGGCGGTTAGAAACAACTACAATCGGACGGCCTTTGTACATTTTGCGACCCGGTTGAGTAAAGTCATCTTGCAGGATCGGTCGACCATTGCCGTCAACTTGGTTGTCGAGCCAATCCCAACCGTCTTGGTTTGTCAAGATAATCGATGTTCGGCTGATTGCTGGATCAAGAGTGACGTTAAGCACCTTATTGATCGCTTTAAGGTCAGCTAACGCCTGCGGCGTCAAAGTATTGAGCGTAGAAATGATATGAGTGTTGCGCGTATGCGCCGCCTTACGAGCGATCCAGTTGGTGACGTACCCGATCAAGTTTGCGTCGTTATCGCCCAGCAGTTCGTTGGTCAATGGCAGGTATCCGGCGCGTTTCTTCACTTGGTACGTGATTTTCGAGAATTTAGGGTTATCCATTTCTTGGATTTGACCATATTCATCCACATCCGCAAACGGAGTCATGTCTGCATCGGTTTCGAGTACCCGAGAACCAGAAAGCGTCGAAACATTCTCAACAGTCACGTATTGGCTTAGATCGTTCCATTCGCGCATCAGTTCGTTGATACGTGTTTGGATGTCTTGCGGTACTACAATACCAACGTCACCGTCTGGGATTGCCGGATTTGTTCCGCCTTCGTTCATAACGGCACGGCGTTCATATTCCTCAATGATCGAACGTTGTTCAGTTGTGATAGGACGGCGGCGA